GGTGTACACCAACTTCATCAGCTATTCCTTTTTTAAACTCCTTATGACTCTTTGGATTCACGTCCTAATATTTTATAATCTAACAATACAAGACCATTAGATTGAACATTAATATCTGGATTTAAAGAAATTGTCTTTTTGTTGTGACCTTTTTTTATAAGTAAATTCTTTTTCTCAGCTTTTGTAATTGCATTTCTAGCTGACTGTGAACTTTTAAATATGTTTTTACCTACTGTATAATCACAAAACTTTGTAAGCTCTATTCCTTGAACCTTAGCTAATTCAGTTAAAAATTTTAAATCTGAATTGCTAATTAATGTATCATTAAAGAAACAGTATGTAACTATTTGATACTTTATTGATACATCTATATCTACTTGATGTTTAAGATCTACTTTATTTACTATTGCCATATCATAAACTCATTATCATATCAACAAAATCAGGATGAGGATAACAATCCATTTTACCCTTTCTTACATTGGTATGTGTTAGTAAACCTTTTATTTTTCCATAAAATGCATCTTGTTGAAAGTCAAAGCCTTTTGTTGGACCGTACTTTTTAATAAACTGTTGTAGTCCTAACCTTATATCTATGTTATCTCTATCAGCAACATATTTAATCCACTTTTCTGTTTCTTTAATTTGTGCTTCTGAATATGCATGCCAATATAGCTTGCCTTTAAACGGTTCATCAAGTGCAATAACTTGATCTGACGTGCATTTAGTTCCAACATAAGTTAAATGATTTTTATCTAAATAACCCATGCTGCATATTTCTAATGCTACAGAGTGACGGTTCATGAATCCTGAACCTGTCCTACCCAAATGCCATCCTTGACATCCTTCAGGAAAAGCTTGAACCATAACTCCATCAAACTCATCATCACCATTTCTGTGATTAATACCCCCTAAAACAAATTCAGTGGCAACTCTTCCTCTAGTATCCCTACCCCAATGGTCAATACACCTATATGGATTAGCATTACCTGCTGTATGGTGTAAAAATATGTATTCATTTTGTATAGGTCCCTTAAGGTATTCTCCTTTTGGTAAGTGATGTCTATGAATTATCTGATCATAGTTTGTTTTAAAATACTGTGATGAAGCATCAGTATCTTCGTCTATTGCTTCTGTAACAGTGTATTCCATATTTAGAATTAATGTCCATGTATTAGAGTCTACAACTCCTGTGACCATCAAATCTTTATCTAATTGGAATCTTTCTACAGCTTTTTCTGTCAAGGGTCCAAAAACCCCATCTACGGTAAGCCCTAATGCTGTCTGTAGTGTTTTAACATCTGAGCCTCTATCACCTTTCTTAAGCTGTTTCATCTTGCATAGCTTTTACCATTGCTTCTTGGAAAGCCTTACCTTCTTCTGTATTAAGATCTGGTGCACCTTCACCTTTTTGTGCAGCATATTGCTGTGCCATAAACATTTGAGCTTGCATACGTTCTGCTCTAGCTTTTTCTATAGTAGCTAATAATGTTTCATAATCTGCTTGAACTTCCAAGTGTGGAATATTATCATTGTAGAATTGAGTGATTTCATCTCTACGTGCTGACATTTCTTCTTTAGACATTTTTGGATCTTTGTCTTGAAGATTTGAATTGGTTTTTGAATTTGACATTTTACTGTTTTTATAAGTTAATAAAAACAAATGTATAAAAAAAAGTTTAAATAAAAAAAGTTTAGATACTTATTTTAGAAACCGTATTACGTCTAAGTACGTCAATTAACATTTTGGCTTCCGAATATTGCCATATTTTAATTGTCATTGTAGGATCTTGAATATACCATCCCCCATCTTCTTCAGCCTCATCATTACCCCCGGTATGAAACAGCATGTCTCCAAATTCAATACTAAAATAAAAATATCCTTCTGGCCAATCATCATCTTCATGATGACCCATTTTAGTAAATCCTAGTTCTCTTAAATTTGCTGCTGTCATATCCTACCATTTAACTTTGTCTGCCCAATAAGCAGCAGACATCTTGCCTTTTTTTATGTTTTTACCATGTCTAGCCTTAAAGCTTTTACGTTTAGCTTTCATTTTAGCTGACTCACCTGCTTTTGGTTTACCAGCAGTCTTTGCACCCTTTTGTCCAAAACGTATAGTCTTAATCTTGTCTCCTTCTTTGGCTACAACAATATGAGACTTCTTTGGGTGTCCCGGTGTACGTTTAGGCTTGTTATATCCTGATACACCGGCTCTTGCTAATCTTGAATCTTTTTTCTTTGCCATAATTAATGTGCTTTAGCTTGTATAACAATCCATTCTGTACCATCAGACCAAATAGATATACCTTCATATCTTTTAGAAATCTCAAAATCAGTTCCACCATCTATACTATCTCCTGGAGCTGCAGTAATAAAAATCTTATCTTGTGCTCCATTATCTAAACTACCGTCTGTAATAATTCTAATATTTCTATATTTTAATGAAGATGCAAGTGGTAAATTAAGAATATAGTTTCCACTTCCAAGACCATCCCAAGATATATCTATTAAATTATAATTAGTGGGCATTGTAGAAGATCCTCCAGCACCAGCTAAAAGATTAAAAGGTTCTATTGTAACTAATTTAGAAGTATTATCATTTACAAAAGACACTAGATCTTTTGCTAATATTAATTCTGTATCTACTTTTGGATTTGGTTTTAATCTTTCATGAGGTGTTTCGTATCTAGATATAATAAAATAATCATCTTGTTTAAGTGTTTTAACTTTCTTTCTTGAAAGCATTCCCATCATGTCTTGTAATATTGTACTCATCTTTTCTTTCCTTTATGCAATCCGTGACTTGCATGTTGTTTACCTTTCTTGGTAGCAGCACGTTTCTTTGCATTTGCTGCAGCCAATTTCTTTTTGCCTTTCTTAGTACTCTTAAGTTTAGATATAGTTCTAGACGGTGCATATACCTCTCCGGTTTCAGAAGATTTCTTTCCGCTTGCCGTTCTCCATTTCTGCTTAGTCCATCTAGTTAGACTTTTTTGTTGTTTAGTCTTTGCCATTATTTACATCTTGATTCTTGTAGTCTAATAATTTCTTTTTCTAATTCTACAATCCTATCTTCCGATTCATTGATCATTTTTATTTTTTTTTCTAGCCTAGCTTCTAGTACAACCATATCATCTGATAGTTGTGCTATTTGACTATATGCTATACCCATTGTGAATATAATACCTATGATCCAGATTATATTACCAATATTTAGGGTTAAGTCTTTCATCATTTCTTAGATTTGTATCCGCCTCCGTTAGCTTTATAACGTTTAGCAAGCATTTGAGCTTTACGTGCAGACCATTGACCAGGAGCTCCACCTTTACTACCAGCCTTGATAGAATTAAATAATCTTTTACGCATTCCCGGTTTAGTATAGTTTCCTGAACTATTTACGGTACTTTTTTTCTTTTTGGTTGTTTTTCGTTTTAATGCCATAATTTCTAAGCTTTATATGTTTCAGGATACGCTTTAAACATGATATCTCTTAATGCAGCACACTTTTCATAGTCTTCATCTTCTACGAAGTACGCTATCATATTTTCTAATTCTTCAAGTTTAGGCCCATTCTCTGGATCATAAGCCATCACTAACTCTTTTCCCTCACTGAATTGAGTTGATATTAATTCTTCAAAAGTAATTTCCCCGGTCAGTAACATCCATGCATTGTTGTATGCTGTGTCTAATATAATAGCATCTAACTGCATTTGCTGTATGTCAGATAAACCATCAGTTTCCTTTTCCCCGTTATCATCCCAATCAGCCATAGTATTTTGTTTAGTGAGTAACTCTTCTATAAAAACAATATACTAAAATTCCCCGTCCTATAAAAATTTTTGAGCCACAACATCCCCCCGTCTACTGTAAAATTGTCCCTACGCCCCACCAAAAAATTGTGTGTTTGGCACTTTCAAGAGGTATATATGATCTGCTCCCCAACTAAATTTTGCAGTGAGGGTACCCCCTATGTTTGCATAGGAACTCAAACTGCACTTGCTAACTGCATAAAGTTGTACAAAAAAAAAGAATGTATGACTATTGTGTGATAGCAAAGCGGAGTAGTGTAGTGCTACTGTGTCTACGTCAGGTATCTACTGAATATCAATACATCATTGAATTGTTTGTATTCATCAGTAGTATATAAATGATGGACTCACTGTGTGCATATACGGCATTTTTCAATGCCTCTGCTCCCAAACTATATATAGCGGGATAAGCCGTTTAACCTTTTCAGCAATAGCCTTATCACTATTGTAATCAAATTAATAATTAATAATTACATTATGAACAATTTAGTAACAGTACGCAAAAATGAAGACGGAACATTCATCTCTAAAACAAAGAACAAAGATATAGGCTTTGTGATTTATGAACAAAAATCCGTTGAACTTAGAAATGGTTGGTATGCAGATAAATCTTTGTCAGCATTAGTATTAGGCCCAATGGCTTTGCTTGAGTCTATGGACCACTCAATACCATTAACAGGTAAGATTATTGTGCGTGAGCAACTTGAGCCATTCAATGATAAGGATTTGACATACAAATTAAAGTATGCCGGTGACTCAGGAGTAGTATGTAAGAAAGGTGATGAACCTATTTACAGAACTACAGAGTTTACCTCAGACCTTAATGCTCAGTCCACCTTTATCCAACACACTAATAGTGCTGAGATAAGAGAGGCTAACAACTCTACTGTAGCTGTAGAGAGCTTGAATGCGTTTAAGCAGGAAACTGTAGAAGCGTAATTGTAACATAGTAGCTTGTGGGTAGGCGTGCTTTTCAGCACGTCTGCTCCCAAACTATGATATGCATTGCAATATCTTAGAATTAGTATGGAATGTTACTACACTCAAGCTATAACTACTAACTATTGTTACATAGAGTCAAAAACAATTGAATTAAGTTATAAAAGTGTGGTAATTTTATTTTTTTTGTGTGTGTCACACTGAATGTGAGGTCATATACCCACAAAATACCACCTTTTACCACTCTAGTAACTATCAGTGTTACTAATAATATAAATATAGCTAACGTTACTACAAGCGTAGCTATTACACTCAACAATACAACAAGGGTAGTCTTTGTCTCTTCCTCTATAGGATAAGAGTCATATTACCCGCAATATCAATAATCCTTAGAACCTAAACCATTATGCAAATCAAATCAGAATCCAAGTTACCAAACACTGTATTAACTATAAGGTTAAATACAGCAAAAGAAATGTATGACTTCAATGAACTTACACATAGCCACTCAGAGTATGACACTGACTGGGATGACTTAATCTATAATTTACATGAGTATAAAAGTGAAGATATTAATTCACATGTATTAATTCAGTATCTACCATCAGATGAGCAACCCAAGAATGGAGATGTGATATGTACAATACATTTGTGGTGTCCGGATTTTGAAAAACTAAGTTATCTTGAGTCAGAGATAACTAAAAGGATATCATCAGTATTAAAAGTTACATGGCCTTGGGAAAGGTGTAACTAAAACTAATTGCTAATACCATAACTAGTGGGAATGTCTCAACAATACCAATAAGACCACAGGTTGTGGTTATTAGCTTTATCAATCTTAACCCGTGGCAACGGGAGTGCTGGGTGTCACTTTGTACACCAAGAGGAGTAGTTTGTCAGCTTAACCTCGTATGCGTTAGGGCCAACGTGCCTGTAAGGTTTGACAACCTGAAACCGTGTATTTGACTTGTCTGTGGTAAATGTAACAGTCACCGTCAACCGGGTAAACGGTCGTTAAGAGGTAACCAAGCTCTTTATTTTTAATCTCTAATACTAAACTGTTATGAAAAAACAATTCTTATATCTTATTCTATTACTATTCATAGGTGGACCAATGCTACAATCATGTGGTTCTTCTCGTAAATGCTCTGTCAAGAAAAGTAAAAAGCATTTTGCAAAGAAGAATTATTGGAAACCTAAAAAGAAACATAAAAGATCCAAATGGGGTCGTTAATCATTAATCAATTAAATTATATATCATGAAATATTTATTCAAGTATCTTATCAAGTTAATCTTTGTAGCTGTTCTTCCTTTTGGTATGACAGTAGTATTAGTTAATCTAGTTTATTATACACCATGGTCACCTGTTCTTATAGCTGCCTTTGGTATTATAACCGTATTAACTTTCATCAATGCAATCTTCTATGCTATTCATATGGATAGGACATACCTTTTGCCTAGGATGAGAGTAAACGCAAGACCTGGAATTGGTCTTGACATAGAGAAAGTAACTCGTCATTGGGAATTGAAGTTACCTTTTTTAACCGTAATCTTCCAAAGAAGAAAATAAAAAGGCTCGTATATGGACCACTAACAATACCAGTAATAATATATTATATTAATACTAGGTATTAAGGCTGTGTCCTTAATCAGATCAAAGACTATTACTGTTACATTTCATACTTGTTTGCAGTATGGTCTTTGATTATAACATAAATTCAATGGCAAAACAATATCACGTACAGGATGAGGTACTAAAAGGTATCCTTTCAGGTTTATTTGATAAAAGATCTATCAATAAACCAAACAACTTAAAATTTATAACAGATATAATATCTAAAGAAGTTAAAGATTCAGCTCTAGAAGCTATAATACATCTTATGCTAACAGAAAGAACATTTGTACCAACAGAAATTGGTAGTTATGTTAGGTTAAAACCACCAAACTATCATCAAGGCAGTGAATTTGAATTAGATGTTCTTGAAGATATGGGACTACTAGGTAAAGGTGATGAGTATAGTGACTATTATGTCTATGGACAAGTAGTTGGTGACTCTTCTTGGGGTTCTGATCCTTATGACCCGTTTTATTCTACTATAAAAGTGAATTTAATGTATCATGATGATGATAAAAACCTTAAGTTTGTAGAAACCATAGTTAGTCCACTACATGCTCTCAACATACAGAAGAGATTCATAAACTATTTTAAAAAAGTAAAACAAACAGAACTAAACTTTCAAGAAGATGGCAAAGATATCAATGGAATTATTGAACTCTGAACATAAATCATGGTTAGAGTTAGACAAATCAATTACAAAGGCTAAAGGTGTAAATATACCTTTCGGTAAGTATATGCAAGATAAATATGTTTTTAAAGACAAGGATCTTACTGATGAACATGACACTAATATGGCCATGCTTATCATAATTAAGAACCATGTTGAAGGAATCAAATAGATTTGGTATAGTTAAACATAAAGTATGTACAGACCCTAATTTATCAGTTCAAGCAAAAGGCTTGTATAGTATATTATGCTGTTATGCCAATAAAAACAGAATTTGTTGGCCATCAATTAGTAGGCTTGCAGATGACTGTGGCTCAAGTCAATCATCAGTTAAAAGATGGATAAAAGAGCTAAAATCATATAAATATATAGAAAGAATAGGTAATAAGTTAACCATATTATGATGCGTTAGCTATATTTATGCTTTTTATTTTTGAGTTAAATCCAAATTCACTTTATATTTCTGACACAGGTTAAGTTATATTATTATCTTTGTTAAACTTTAGATAAGATAATGATAATACAACTTCCTAATGGCAGAATCATAGAATGTTCCTTAGAACAGTACCTTTCTCTCTCTGATGAAGAGTACAATGATCTAAATGGCCTTAGCTCCGCATACACAAAGGAAGTGGTTGATCCATGGTATAATAAGTTTGCAAAAGCAACTGGTAAAGCTGTCTCAGATGAAGCAATAGAAAATATTGAAGAGTATGAGCCAGCACTAGATGAAATTGAAGCTTATGAAAAACTGGAAGACCCGTATTTTCACTCTGATGATAGTTAATCATCACACACAATTATTTTATTAATCATTTAATTTTATTAAAAATGCAAAATCAAGTAGAAGTCCTAGCGGATGACATGGGTAATGTTGTACGCTTAAGTAAAAACAATCCAGAGTATTCTTTCATTAGATTAGGATACAAGAGTGTATCAATTGGTAAAGGTGGTTGGTTAAGAGAAAGAAATCTTACCACTCTTATTATGGGTACAACAGAGAATTTAACCTCTTATGCTAAAAATTTAGGTAAAACATTACCTGGTAAAATCATAGCAATAGAGTCTTTAGAACCTTTTAACAACACAAATCCAGATAGAGACCTGAAATATGCAGGTGACACTGGTATTATATGCTGTCAAGACGGACAACCTATTTATAGGAAAACAGAATATACTTATGATGTAGAAGCACAAGATATTCTGATTGAGCATACTAATGGTGATGCTATTCGTGCAGCTAATGAAAGCTCTTTTGAATTAGATAAGTCTAAGATCAAAAACGCAACAACTGCAGAAGCATTTGGTTTGAAATCTGATGATACAACCACTGATGAGACAGAAGATGTCACTGATATGGAAGTAACTGAAGAAGAAGTTGTTGCTGAAGTAGAAACAGAAGAAGAAGAAGTTCTTGAAGAAGAAACAGAAACTTTTGAACTGTAATTAAATTGTTAAAGGCTGGGGTGTAACAACCTCAGCCTATTTAACACCTCTTACTAAATACAACTAATAAATTCATAACTAAATAAATCAAACAAGTATGCTATCAAATGAACAAATTTCAAAACTAAAACTCAATGAAAAAGAACTAATCTTAAGTAAACGTATTGAGCGTTATCAATACTTAGGCCTTCTGGATGAATATCAATTACATCCTCCTTCAATTATTAACTCTTTTGAGTATAATAAACTTAATCCATATCAACATTTTTTGTTTAAACGTGTGTTGCATGGTCTTAATGTTTATAAACCTGAAGAAGTTACTAAGCTACACTGGGATAAGAAAAGACGTATTACAAAAGTTTGGAAACGTGGGCAAAGAGAAATCAATGCTTGGAAACAAACACTTTGTAATAAGAGAATTAATGCTTATCTTAGGAAAACATTTCCACACAGTCCTATGGCTCTTGCAATTGCAGATGTACCGGCTGAGGAAACGTTAGATGATTACAAAAACACTCTTACATTTAAAGACTTAGGTATTAACTATGAAGACATAGTACTTAAGTTTATGTCAGTGGGTTTGTTACCTAATAACTTTTTTACTTTAAAACCAAATGGCAATTAAAAAAGTCTCAAACAAAATGTCTAAATTAAATGCTGCTTACTCTAAAAAGCGTAGGCAGTATTTAACGGACAATCCAGTCTGTCATGCAAAAATAGATAAATGTACTGTACAGGCTACTGATGTTCATCATAAACACGGTCGTGGTGTATATCACTTGGAAGTATCTACATGGTTACCAGTTTGCAGAAACTGTCACATGTGGATAGAAGAACATCCAGAAGAATCTTATGAATTAGGATTTTCAGGCTCAAGATCATAACTTTATGGTCCTATAGCTCAACTGGATAGAGCAACAGCCTTCTAAGCTGTAGGTTCTAGGTTCAAATCCTAGTGGGATCACTGAGAATCCTGGGTTGTACGGTAATTTATTACCTGCCAGGCTCACATGGCCGGATGATGGAATTGGTAGACATGACAGACTTAAAATCTGTTGAACTGGATAGTTCGTGTGGGTTCAAGTCCCACTCCGGCTACCAGGACTCTTAGCTCAGTTGGTCAGAGCACTCCGCTCATAACGGATAGGTCACAGGTTCAAGTCCTGTAGGGTCCACCTTTAACGCCAAAGAGAAATGAAACAATATCAAAAAGACAGGCTAGTTAGAATATTAGCTTGGACAATCATATTATCAATAACAATAATATTATGGCAAATAATTCTGGAACATCTGTTCCAACTAGAAACGTAGTTCAACAAGGAGCACTATCAATAGCAGTGCAACATAAAAGATGTGGCTTGGCCATATCTATGGGTGTAGGTAAAACTAGAATAGCAATACAGCACCTTCAAAGATACTATGATCAGTTTATACAAGTACTGGTAGTAGTTCCAAAACATTCAGTAGCTCAATCATGGACTGATGAGTTAGAAAAGATGGGTCTTCAAGACTTATTAAATCATATTACCTTTACTACATACATCTCATTAAAAAAGAGAGAACCGCAAGACTATGATATAGTATATTTAGATGAGTGTCACTCACTTAAATATGTTCATGAGTTATTTCTAGCTAGATTTACAGGTAGAATTCTTGGTCTTACTGGTACACCACCAAAAAACACAACCTCTGAAAAGGGAATGTTAGTACAAAAGTATTGTCCTATCAAGTATACATTTACTACGGATGATGCAACTGACTCTAAGATACTTAATGACTATAAGATCATTATACATCAGTTAGAATTGTCTAAGTTACCTTCTTTAAAGAAGAAGAACAAGGCAGGTGGATTCTGGTATACATCAGAAAGGAAAGACTATGATTATGTTACCAATAGACTAGCACAAGCTAATACAGACAAACAAATACAGTTTGGTAGAATTATGCGTATGAGAGCTCTAATGGATTACACAAGTAAAGAAGCATATGTAAAAGGTATACTTAGTAATGTAAGTAGTAAATGTATTGTATTTGCTAATACTCAGAAACAAGCAGATAGAATATGCAAGCATAGCTATCACTCTAAAAATTCTAAATCAGATGAAAACCTTGAGTTGTTTTCTGATGGAAGAATAGATAAGTTATCTTGTGTGTTACAATTATCAGAAGGTGTTACAATACCGGGTCTAAAAGCTGGAATTATTATGCATGCATATGGTAATGAAAGAAAGACAGCACAAAGAATAGGAAGATTACTCAGGTTAAATCCAACTGAGACAGCTACATGTCACATACTTATGTACGTAGGTACACAAGATGAGAAATGGGTGGCTGATGCAGTTAAAGGATTTGATCAATCAAAAATTAAATACTATAATCCACTTAATAAATAACATTATGGGAAGAATGAAAGAGCTCTTTATTGAGCAACAACAAGAATTAGAATACCGTGGTGCACATGATGCAATGATACACGGTTTATCTAGAAAAGCAATAGAAGAATATATAGAAGAAGGTGATACACCTTGTCCTAACTGTAACATGCCAACTTTGTTACGCAATGAATCAAATGCTAAGTGCACTGAGTGTGCTCAAGAGTTTGTTTATGTTGACGGAGGAGCACTAAGATTTTTGTGATATGGAATTTATAACAAACACAGGAGAAACAGTAGAAGTAGAATATACTTATGATCCGGGTGAACCAGACCAATGGTATGATTCCAACGGAGATCCAGGTACACCGGGTTATGGACCATCAGCAGATATAAAGCATGTTTGGTATACTAACACGGATACTAATGGTAATGAAGTTACCATAGATGTACAACACTTATTAGAAGAAGACATAGAAGAAAAAATACTAGAATATCATGAGCAATAATGAACCTAAAAAAAAAATAGTTAACGGTAAAACATATATATTTGACAAAGGTAGATGGGTAAATGTTTATACATTGGATTTAGATCCTCATGACCCAGACTATTTATCATTCACACCACTAAAAAATCAAGATGATGAATAAAGACAATAAAAACATTTTAATTTATGCTTCAGTATTAAAAGCATTAGAACATTTAGATAAGCTTGACATGCATCCAAGTTCAGATCAAAGAAATATTGATGCTGCAATACAAAGATTGGAAGATATAAAAAGCATTTCTAAAATAAGCCTTAATGATACCCATAAGAAACTTATGGAGACAGGACCTCATTCTGAATTCTTGAATACACAAGGAAGAAGCAAAGAGAAAGTTAAACGCACTGAAGATGTTGCTATAATTGCTGTTTTAGCATGTGTTGCAATATTATCAGCTATAGCTTTTTTTGCATGAAAGATAATTTATACATAAAAGCTTCAGTTAAAGACGGTCAACTGCATTTTCCTATTAAAGCAATGGGTACTAAATATAGAAAATTTTTTGAGCAATTAGAAGATGGTTCTAGACTGGAGATATTTATTGGTGTAAGTGGTGCTAAGGGTAGTAACCCACAACTAGCACGCTTACATGCAATGATTAGAGAAATAGCACAAGAAATTGGTTACACTTTTGAAGAAGCCAAGATACAAGTAAAAAGATCCGCAGGATTATGTTTTGTAAGAGACAAGCAAGAGTATTGTAAGTCTTTTGCAGATTGTGATAAAGATGAGTTGAATTTAGCAATTCAATCATGTATAGAAATAGGAGACTTTAATGGGATGCAGCTTAGATAATTACTTTACAACTTTAAGTTTAGCTTCTAAAGCTTTTATTTCTTCTGAAACGTCTTCACCTGATAGCATTTTTCTTCCAAGATCCGCTACTTCTTCTTTAGTAGCTGATGTTTTAGTTTTCACTTCATAACCTTGATCAATAGCATTTGATTTAATGGTTTGTAATAGTGAAAATAAAACATAAAGATCACCTTCCCATGGGTCTAACATAATTTTTTCTTCTGGTTCTTTTCCAGAATCATGAGCTTCAACAATTTTGTTAAACTTAATGAATGTATCACCTACTGTTTCAATTTTATCTTCTTCCATTATAGTTTTATTTATAATAGAAGTTAAAGCTGGGATATATCTAGTTGATACAGATATATCTTTTACAGTAGCATTAAAATCCCATGTACTATAGCTTTCAAATTCTGGCTTATCGGATGTTTCAGTAGTATCTGACATAATAAAAGTTTTAACAAATATACTATAAATTAATAAATAAAATGGAAATAGACATAAATATATTAAGAGATAATTTAAACAGCAAACTTAAAGAAAGTGGCTGGGACCGCATGCTTGCACCATATGTAAATGGTTTAAGCTTTGATCATATAATGAATACATTAATAGAAAATGTAGAACAAGGTAAGCGCTTTACCCCAAGATTTAAAGATGTGTTTAATGGATTTTATGAATGTCCATATGATGATATGAAAGTTGTCATAGTAGGTCAAGATCCTTACC